ATTGTTGGTTTACTAAATCATCAATAGCAGTTGCATTTCCTCTAATAGCATTTGCACTTGTTTCTAATGTATCAACATTTGCAGCCAATATAATACCAATTTTTGCCGCTTGTTTTCCAAATAAATCTGATGCTAGAGCAAGTAAATCATAACCTTCTACTCCGTCTCTAGTTGCTTGATTTATTTCTTCTAATGCTGAATCTAGTGTTTTTCCTTCCTTCGCTATTTTCTGTAAAGCCGTCCCTAATAAACGACCTGCGCTTTCTGCTTTCAATCCATTATCAGCGAGTAACCCAACGATTGCCCCAGTATCTGCTAAATCTTTATTTAAAATTTTAGAAATTGGTGTAATATATTGAAAAGAATCCCGCATCTTTTGAAAATCTAAAGAAGTAGATGTTCTAATTGCAGTTATTGTATTCGCAAATTCTTGTGCGCTTGTTGTTGGTTCCTGAAACGCATTTAGTGTTTGTACTAAAAATTCAGCCGCATCATCACTTGTTGCTTGTAAAGCAATAGATAAATCATTTGCTGGTTTAATTAGATTTATTAAATCCTGACCTCTTTTACCTAAAGTAGCCAGAACTTCAGCAAGTGCTCCAACTTCTCGGGAGGTTTTTATTGATGCCCCCGCTATTCTAATAACTTCCCTTTCGATTGGTGCAATTTCTTTTCTTGTTTCTCCTAAAATACCCGCTAAGTTTTGCATGGATTTATCAAAATCCCGAACTCTTTTAAATGCGTCTTTTAATGCGGCCGCAAAAATATAAATTCCAGAAGTAAAACCAAATGCACCAGCTAATGAACGAAAAGAAGTTGCCAACCCTTGAACTCCTGAACGGTAATTACCTACATTACGGTTAAATTGACCAGCCGCTGCATCAGCTTGCTTTAAAGAAGCGTCCAAGGCTTTTACTCTTGTGGCTAATTTTGCATAAACTAACTCTTCTGTTTTAGTTAATGCAATTCCTTTTTGTTTTTTTAATTCTAAAGACTTATAAGAATCTCGAAGCCTGTTTAAGAGTGAACTTTGTTCTTTGTAGTAGGAATTTGTTTTGTTTTGTTGAGTGGCTATTTTTCTATCTAAATTTAAAGAAGCGTTTTTCTCTAAAGTAACAGCTTTGTTTGCGTTTGCTTCGGCTTTTTTAAGATTAGCAACCTCTTTTAAAAGTGTTATTTGTTCTTTATTAGCTTTATTGGCTTTCGCTATTATTACCTCTACCCCACTAACTGTGGAGGTTTGGGTTAATTGCTGTGACAAACTGCTATAAGTCGCTAAAAGCGTCTTAAACTCGGAATCTACCTGTTTAACACGTTCGACAACGCCTTTTAATACTTCATCACCTGTAATTGTACCGTTATTTGCCATTTTTCTCTGAATATACCCTTGTTAAAGCTTCGTACTTTCCACAAGTCAATTTCTCATAGTCTGGTATTGATGCGCCTGCTTTTTCTAGTGTTGCTATTGTTTTGTAAATCTTTTTTAAATCAAAACTTTTTATCTCTTTTTTTTCTTTAGATTCTTTGATTTGTTTTTGAAGCTTATCGAGTTGAGCTGTAAATATTTCCTCTTTTGTTTGCTCTTTTTCTTGAATTTTCTGTAAATAATCAGCGTCTTTTTTAAGATCGCCTGTATATTTTATTCCTGAAACTTCAAAGTATGGCTGCCAATCTTTTGGTGAAACTTCTAAAATGTAATTTATAATTGAAATTATTTTATTTCTTTCCAAATGTGCTTTTATAGCTTTCTTATAAGCTTCTACTAAAGCATTTGTTTCTTCGCTTGGATTTTCCTGTATGTATTGGTTTTTTAAAATTTCCCAATCTTCTTTTTTAATGCCGTAATCAGTTATCTTAGTTTCATCTTCGCATAAGAGACAAAATTGTATAAATGGAAAATTTAAGTAATTTATAACCATTCTAAATAAGGTTTAATTCTTTTCTGATTGATAAAATGAAAGCTGGTAAAATTACCGTGCTTATGACTTTTTTTAGATTCTCTTCTTGAAGTCCAAAAAGGCCTTTGTATTTGCCTATTAATAAATCTGTCTTATCATCTGTGGAATAGAAGTAAGCTTCTTTTTCAAATACTCTTAATTCAAAACCATCAAATAAACCTCCTGTATATTCAAAATTAAAAGGCTGACCAGCTATCTTTGGCTGTCTTGGGTTTTGTGTTTTTGCTATTTCTTCTGTTGCTTTTTTGTAAGTTCCAAGTTTTTTACCTTGGTTATCCTCTCCTTTGCTTAATTGCTCTTTATTCAGGCGAATAAATATATTTTCATAGCGTTTTATTTCTATAAACAAAATAATCTCTAATACACTCTTATTGGCGATCCTCGATAGCCTTTGTTGAAATTGCGCTATTGTTGCCATGTATAATAGTATAAAGTTCTTTTGCTTTTTTTGCGCTTACTCCATGCGTTGATTTCATGTGAGCTTTGAAATCGGATTCGGACTTCAATAAGAAATCCGAACCGAAAACAAAATTTTCTGCTTTAATACCAGGCATTAAGCACTAATTTTAATCTCATCCATCGTGTAAAATGAATTTGATACTTCTACTATACCAGCAGTTTCAAGATAAACAACGCTTTCGCCTGTTGTTACATCAAAACTATAAATGCCCGCAGCTTCCGTTACCGTAAATGTGGTAATTTCTGTACCGTTAGCGTCTGTAACTTTAAAGTTTGCTTTTACAGCTCCTAATAATTTTGCTGTAGTACAGTCTTTTGTCAAAGCAACATTAAATGTCAGGTTTGATCCTGCATCAATAAAGCTACTTACAACCGATTCAACGCTAAAAGGCTGATCAACATCGCTGAAATTCCAATTTACAGGAACCTGAAAAGGTGCTTTTTGATCTCCTCTTGGATCCGTGTAAGGAAGTTCAAAAACAGTATTACTTACCGGGCTATCGATAGTTGCAACGCTATTAATAGCCTTGTACATGTTCGATACTGGAAATCCTTGTACTTTTCCATCGTCATTGATACGACCTAACAAAAAGCCTGCGCTTGTCATTTCCCAAATAAGACCGCTTCTGCCGTTCATTTTTTCAAGTTCAGCACTTGTGCAGGCACACATCGGAGCCGATAACATAAGGGTTTTGGTAGCGTCTTTGGTAGTAACTTTTAAACCAAAGAAAGTATTTTCAAATACTTCTCTTTCTGCTCCTGTTGATTCTGCTTCGTGCTTGCCTAAGAAAACCCCATTACCAGCAAGAACTAAAGCATTGAAACTATCAATATCTTTTGCTGCTTCTGCGTTATCAATAGTTACGCCTGTTGGCGTCCAAAAAAAGTAAATAGGTGCTCCAACTGAGACAACGGCATTAATTCCGTTTGTTGCAACTCTACTTGTATTTTCAGAAATACCGCCACATGATTCTACATATTTCATTTTATAAATTTTTAATTTTTAACATTTGTTTTCATCTGTAAAAGTTATCCTAACTTTTATTTTCATCGCATCCCATATTTCCTGTACTTCGTATTTTTGATTTACAGAATAATTAGGGGCTTTTAGTATTTCCGCTGGATCATTAGTCCACGATAGGTTTGATAAAGAAATTTCCCTTTCTAAGGCTTTCCATAAAGGTATTAGCACATTATTAAAACTGTATCCTTCCTTTATCCGTTCAGTATTTAAAAGTTCCGTTCTTGTTTCTCTAGTGCAAATAACAATTTCAGCATCCCGATAATAAGCCCCTCCTTTTAATGGTTTGTCGTAATCCGAAACCAACCAAATTAAAGGATATGAACTTTCTCCATAAACCTTTATAAACTGGCTTAAATCTTCTGAAACGCCCCAGTAAAAAACCGCCTTACCTACTTCTGTAATAGGAATTTTATTTACCAATTCTTCTAATATATTTTCCAAAGAAATCATAATCCAAATTGATTTTCAAATTCATAGTACTTAAAGTCGATTATATTAAAATCATTATCCAATAGGTAATCATAAAAAACAATATTAAGACCAACAAACTCATTCCAACGCTCAACATACTTTTGATTATAATCTGTTCTTGTTTGGTTTTTAACCGCTGGTTTTCCTGTTCCTGTAGTCGTGAAAATTATTTCGTCAAAACGAAGCCACTTACAGTAAACGTAAAGAATAACCATCGGCTTAAACCATTCAGAATCTTTAATCAATTTCCATTTAGCATTCGAAACGTTGTCTATTTCTCCTAGTGCTGTTTGAAACTCTAAATATTGAACTTTTCCTAAAGCATTTAATAACAACTCCTTTTCTGCTTTTAATTGGATAGCCTGAAAATCTCCGCTCAGTCCTTCTCCGACATTGCCAGATATTACATTGGGGATTTTAGTTTCACCGCTTAAAAAATCGCTAGAAGTTGTTATTAATGGCATTATTTACTTTTTTTAGTTTCTTCTTTAGTTACGTATTTCGCTACTTTGTCAGAATTTACTAGCCGTGAAGCTAAAATATTAGGGCAGTCGTTCCACTTATTCCCTTTTTTCTTGTCTGCAAAGTCCTTAGTAAATTCTATATTGGCCATGATTTAAGTTGCTAAAGTTGTTAAGGCCGCACTTATAGAAGTAACTTTTCTGAATCCTGTTTTATCACAATCCCTGATAAGCATAAGCAACCTAGTACGTGCCTTGATCGTTTCCATATCTTCAACAAATTGATCGCCTTTTAATCCTCTGGAAATTAAAACTCCGAACATTTCGTAAATACGTGCGTATCTTCTATCTCCTACAACTAAAACGTTATCAACTAAATTATTGTCCTCAATGATCACCATACTTCCTATTCCAGAAGAATCTGGAAAAACATAATTTTCATTAGCATCTTTAGTAAGATGTAAATCATCCAAAGTGTTAGCGTTCATTACAACAAAATCAGGGCTGTATTTTGAACCTCGATTAAAAACGATACTCGTACGAACTTTTTTAACAAGGTCGTAAATGTTTGGTGCAACAATTCCAGAAGCAACGGCTATAAAAGCAGGTGCAGCGGCTACTAATCCTTCAATGTTACCAGCGGTGCCAGCTCCATTGATTAATTCAGCATCAACTTTCGTTTTTACATTTGTCTCTAAGAACATTTCTAATTCAGCTGCCGCGGCTACTTCATCAGTTCCAAACTCTTCTGAAACAGGTAAAGAATCACCTATTTTCACTAATTCTTTAGAGTAACCTTTGAATTTAGCTGTTGATTCTGGAAAAGCTCCCCCTTCTGCAACTATTGCAGCCGATCTTACTATTGTTGCCTCATCCCAATCCACATAGCGAACAAGTCCTTGATGGTTTCCTGAACCTACTGGAATCTTTGGCAATATGTCGTAAAGACTTCTTTGCTTAACTCCTAGTTGTCCGATTTCTGGCAAAAACAAACCGCTTGGATTTGTAGCAATTGAAGCTCTGTTCGTGCTAGCTTTAATTACAACATCAGCATTTGAATTTCCTTTAATAAGGCTCTGAATGTTTTCTTTTTCAGATTTAAAACCCTCTAAGAAACTTGATTTTTTTTCTTTACCATCGATTCCGTCAATAGCTCTGTTTGCTTTTTCTGTTGCTTCATCAATAAGGATCTTCCAACCTGCGATTTCATCAGACTTTACAAGGCCTTTTACCGCTTCTGGTTTTAACAAATCTTTAACAGCATCAGTAATGTCTTGTTTGCTTACTGAATTGGTTAAAGCTTTTTTCATTTCTTCGCTGACATACTGCATATACTCTTTTTGCAATAAAGCCATTTCTTGCGCTGTTTTGTTGGTGAAGGCTGTTTCGTCAATTCCTTTGGCCTCTAACCACTCTTTAAATGTTCTAAACATCTTTTTAAATTTTTAGTTTCACAATAAATTTTTGTAGTACTCGCCTACTTTTTGAGTGTCGTTAGACGGCTCCTTTTTAAATGATGTGATTTTATCGGCATCATAGTTTTTTACATATAAAGTCGGTGTTACGCTATTACTTGCGAACACAACGGCACTCCCTTCTCTTTTCTTTGCTTCGTTGATTACCCAAAAATACCCATGTTCATCGGCGGCTTCTGGATTGACTGCGTTTTTTTTCATTTCATCGAAGTAATCCATTTCTTTCTGGCTTTCTTCGTCGTAGTAAGCTAATTCCATATCCACATACATCATTCCTACGCTATGCTGAAACACCTCTCCATTCTTGTATGCGTCAAACATAAATGGCATCTTTTCTCGGCTTAAAATAAACTCATTTATATTAACCACGGTAGGGAAGTCTTTATCTAGTCCTAATTGGTTAAAATTCATGTTTTCATTATAGCTTTTTGCCTTAGAAGATATTACACTTTCAAATGAATTTTCATGTTGCTTTAAGTGAAATGAAAATGGATTATCTTTTACCGTTTTATTCCACAAAACAGGCATGTGTAAGTCTAAATGTGAATCAATTAAATTGGTAGAATTAATAGCTGTTTTAACTTGTATTACATTACTTGTAATAGTTTCGATTTCTGGCGTAAATGCTTTAAACATTTCAGTTTTTAAAATAGGCTCTGATTTAGTTTTATATTCAGACATTTTCAAGCCTCTCAAATCTTTT